GCGGCCTGATGCTGCGCGGCGTCAGGCGCCGGCTGCTGAACCGGGGCTGACATTCGGCTTCACCGGCGCGGCGGTCAGGGCACCACTCGGAGACACGACCGGGGCGGCCTTCACCGCGCCCGGGTTGATGTCGCGGGCCACCGACGTGTCGATCCGGGCTTCCTTCGCGCCCAGTGACTCGTACAGCTCCGCGAGCAACGACGCGCCCGGGTCGAGGGCCCGATCCTGAGCCAGCCGTGCCCGCTCCACCGCAGACCAGCCCAGCGCCTTGAGCGTCACGTCCGACGTCGCCGGGATCGCGCCCATCTGCGCCTGCTTGAACAAGCTGTCCGTCGTCGCGGCCGGGGTCGGCGTGGACGCCGGCTCCCAATCCGTCTCCAGCCGGGCCATCGCCGCCGGGGCCTCCGCGCCGCCGTTGGCGAACCGCCACGCCAGACGCATCACCTGCTCCAGCGGCCCAGAGAACTGGTTCTGCACCACCTGCGCGCGTCGCACCAGACCGTTCTCCGACACCCGGATCGCGTCCGCGCTCGCCGGGTTCGCCGTCGTCGTCTGACCGAAGTACGACGGGGGGAAGCCGGTGTAGGACGCCATCAACTGGGCGTGCTCATCAACGATCTTCGTGAACACCGACGGGTCGAACGCCTGAAACTGGCCGACCTGCGGGACGTTGCCCTCCTCGTCGCGCTCGAACGCGAGGAACTTGCTCATCGTGAGCTGCATCGCAGTCTTTGCGTTCCCCGCGGCGTCAACGAAGTCGGACTCCTGCGCGCCCAGGATGTAGCGGTGCGGGATCGAGTAGAACTCCCGCGCGATCTCCATGCCCAGCAGCGACCGGCACGCCGAGTCCGTCGTGTTCATGATCGCCGGGGTGATCTCCGAGCGGCCCTCGCGCTGCGCCGACCGGGCCCGGTTTACGAACCGCACCACCGGCACCTCGCCGAAACGGTGCTGATCACGGTCATCCACAGACCAGCCGTTGCCGGACAGTTCCCGCGACATGGAGATCGTCTGATTCGGGGTGTAAAGCACCGCCCGGAACACGCCCTCCGCCTCATACGCCTGATAGGCGGCAGTGTTGCGGCGGGTACGCGGATCCCACGTCACCGAGCAGTTCAGCGGCGACTCCACCGTGATCACCGGCGAATCACCGGGCCGATCCGGGGAACCGATGATCATGTAGCCGCGACCCAGTGCCAGCGCATCGAGCGCACACAGCGGGAACTCGGCGTCGAGGTCGTTCGCCTGCCAGTGCTGCCACAGCTCGTCGTCCACATCGGTGGCGTCCGGCAGCCGAAAGCCGTCCACGATGCACCGCTGCACCAGCGGGTCCACACAGATCCGCGGCCAGTCCACCACCGTGCGAACCCCGGCCAACTGCGGCGGGATCGAGATCCCGAGGTCCTGCAGCCGCTGCGTGCCCTCGTAGTAGGCGTTGCGGATCAGCATCTCCGTCGACAAGTACGTCAGCTTCGTCGACAGGCCGATCACCAGCCGCTGCTCATCGTCCGACAGCCCAGGGATCGACGGCGCGGGGAACGTCGCCCCAGCGAACTCCGGGAGCAGCGAGACGCCAGGTGCGGTCACGGGGCTCCCTTCGTCACTCGGATGCCTGCTCGGAACGGGCGCCCTGCCAGGCGGAGAAGTGGGCCGCGAAGTTCGCGTACACGCTGATCCCGGCCACCCAGAGGATCGAGTCGTGCCACCAGATCACCGTTGGAATGGCCAGCAGCGCCCACGCGACCATCGCGGCCAGGTGAACCCGTCGCAGCGTCGCGGCGGACAGGTTCACTGCGGCGGCAGAAGCTCGGGGGCGATATTCGCCAGCGTCACGATCCCGCTCAGTCCAGCGCGACCACTCGACCGCGGCCCGGGCTCGTCGGCCTCGTCGCCACCGTCTCCGCATGGCCGTGCATCGCCAACGTCACCGCCACCAGCGGCGTTATGTCCGTCGTCACGTCCTTGCGATTCCATGCCCACGCATCCAGAAGCGGGCGCTTGCGCGCACCCTGCACAGCCGCCGTGAGCGGCGTCTGATCGATATGCCGGACCCGGCCAGCCATCACCGCGTCGAAGAAACCGCCGCACGCCTGCGCGTACTCGGTCGTCCCCACCGTGTGAACCTCGACACCGGCCTCGAGCAACGTCGGGATAAGCGACGCCGCCGCCGAGCCCTTGTCGATCCGCACCGGCAGTTGCGACCACCGGCGCATCTGGATCAAGTCATCGACCACCCAGGCCGTGCCCAGCGCGTTCTTCGCCAGCTCGACATGCCACAGACCGTCCTTGCGGCGACCGGCCAGGCCGATCGACGACGCCGAACGGTCGGGGGCGATGTCCACCGCCACCGTCACCGGGTCCAACGGCTGCGACGTCCGGTCGATCACGCCATCCCACACGTCGAAGGGGATCACCGCCTGCGTGGCCGCGTCATCCCACACCCCGAGGCGCTCCCGCTTGAACTCCACATCGGGCATCGCATCGCGCTCGAGCTGAATGAAGTCCTCGGTGATCCGGATACCGAGCGCCGGATTCGCCTGCGCCCACGCCTCACGGTCGTCCGGGTCGCACCGCGGATCCGCCGACCACTCGAAGTACGCCAGGCCCGGGGAGTAGCCGCGAATCCCGCGCTCACGAACCTGCCGAAGCTGGCTGGAGGACTCCATGCCCGCGCTGCTCGCGTACCAAATCTGCGGGTTCGGCCGCGCCGAAAGTGTGGGCAGCATCGCCGCCATCTGCTCCGGGCCCAGCTCATACGCCTCATCGAGGATGATGCAGTCCGCCGTGAACCCGCGACCGGAACCCTTCGACCGGGCAACGAAACGCAGCCGGTTGCCGTTCAGCAACTCGATGCCTTCCTCGCCGTGCGAGGTCCGGACCGTCTTCACGGTCCGGCGCAGCTCATCGCTGTTGTCCACGACCTGCTTGATGCGAGCGAACGCCTCAGCAGCCGTCTTGTACTCGTGGGCGGAGTGCATGATCAGCCGCTCACCCAGCAGGAACAGGCCGGCGAGCTGCCTCGCTAGGAGGATCTCGCCCTTCCCGTTCTGCCGCGGGACCACCAGCCCCACCTCGAACGCCGACCAGTTGCCGCCTGCACCCTCGCCGAGTCCGCCCTCAAGGACGATCTGCTGCCACGGGTCCAGGTGGATCCCGAAAGCCGCGCAAAGCTCGAAAGCCTCAACGCCCGACGACGAGACATACGGCGGGACCGACTCAATCCGCGGGTGCTGCGCGCCGATCGCGGCGCTTGGCAGCAAGCTGGTCAAGCGCGCTCAACTCCTTGGCCTTCTTCTCACCGGCCACGCCGACCTTCAGCGTCGTCACGATCTGCCGCAGCGCATTCGCCTGCTGCCGGGCCTCAGCCAGCGCGTCATCGAAGACCAGCCGGATCTCCCGCCGGTCCCCGCGCGACTCCCACTCGATCCGCGCCCACTCCCGGCCGTCACCGGACAGCAGAGCCTCAAGACGGTCCAGCCGGTCGGCGATCCGGCACGCCTCCTCCGCCAGCACCAACCACGCAGCGTCGGCATCCCGATCGCCGGTCAGAGAATCCCAAAGCCGCTGGCCACGGGCACCGAAGGAAGGCAAGTAGAGCCTCCTGCACCCTGACGAAACGAAGTGGAGAGAGAAAGGTCGCTACACGTTGCGGTGGTCCAGGCCGGGGGCGGGGGAGTTGCCTCCCCACCCCTCGTCACTCCGCTCGCTGGATCCACGGACGCGACGTCGGCATCCCGCGCCGGCCGTTGCCTCGCGCCGCGTTACAGGTCAGGTGCGCTGGTCGCAGGTTCGTCGGATCAAGCGCCCGGGTCGGATCCAGACTGACTGGGATGACGTGATCGACGGTGGTCGAACCGGGCTTGCCGCAGATCCAGCAGATGTCCGACGTGCGCAGGACTTGCGCGCGTGCTCGCTTCCAGGGTCGACCGTGGTGGCCTTGGCTGCGCTTAGTGGTGGCCACCAGCCTGCTCACCCGGCGCATGTCCAGGCCGCGCGCCAGTCGCCCTCTTGTGCAAGTTAGAGCA